TCGATTAACATCGCTGGCTTCCCTTCCACCATCTTGGTCAGCTGGGAGGAGACAGCCTCAAGTCGAAGGTCAACAGAGTTGGAAGGCGCTGGGAACGCCCTCAAGCCAGCTCCGCGCATGATGTGAAAGGGAGTTGACTCATCAGTTTGCGCGCGGAAATCACCCGATGGATCGCCAAATATAATGACTTCACCAGCGGCGGCGAACCTAGTCGCCAATTCTTCTCGTAGAACTTCAGAGAATCTAACGATCCCCATGTCGATAGCTACGATCTCAGACTGAACAAACCATCTTCCGCGCACCTTCTGCCCTATAACAGCGGCAGGAGTTAGCCCAAAGTCCACGCCTACATACAGAGGCACGTTGGCCGCTACAGGTATTTCTTCCTTAGCGACATGAACTTCTGCTGCAAACATTGGATACACAGGCTTTCCTTCTTGGATATGGCCCAGTCTATTCATAACATACACATCAATCCAAGACTTAGTTTTACCCTGCACCAAGTTAGGGTAATAGCTCTTCATCATGTTCTTTTGGTTCTCAGCGTCTTTGCTGGGAACGTAATCTTCTATCTCGCCTTCTTCCGATTTCTTTTCGACCATGCCAGGGGGCTGCGTAAAGAAATTCCAGTTATCCGGTTTGACCAGCATCTTAGCCTGCTCACGCGGTATATGATCTGGGATTGGTACTTCTCCAGACATAATCGGCCACCAGTGATCTTCTTCAGGAGCGTTGGTATCGGCAATGACGCCAGTCCAAGAAGGACCGCCATCACGCATAGAAGGATAACGACCCACACGCATAGTACAGGCATCAATAATACTCTTAGGTATTTCACGCGCTTCATTAATCCAAATACCAGTAAGCTCCAAAGATAGGAGTTTCTTGACATCTTCTGGGCGGTCGAGTGCAAGGAATAGAACCTCAAGTTCAATGTCACCTTTTTTAATATTGTGGGTGTATGGGACGGACCAAGTAAACTTCCCCCAATCAGACTCAGGAAACCAGTCAAGCCATGTCTTAATCGTGGTAGTTCTAAGCTGTGGGTTGGTGTTTCTTATAATTGCCCACCTACTCTTGCGAGTTCCATCAGGAGATTTTTCTTGTTGTAAGGCGCGGCGGAATACTTCGACACAGCAAGCAACGGATTTGCCAGAGCCAACGGGGCCTCTTATGCCACGAAAGAAAGTATCGTCTTTCATAAAGCCCTTGAGGACTTCACCGTCCGGCTTGTACTTAAAGTTAATCATTCTTTTTTAAGAGGCTTTTTTCACTTGCCCCGCCAGCTTTACTTCTTTTCTTTGCCGCTTCGACGGCTTCATCTATAGAGGGAAATCTAGGAAACTTCTTACCAGTCCTCTCTTCATAAAACGCAGCTTGATTCCATGCCTTATCGCCAGACAAAAACTGAGGCTTTCCAGTTTCTGAGTCAAACCATATTTGAGGAATATTCCAAGCCCCTCCTTCAGGAGATCTTTCACTTGCCAAATACTCAGTGGCAGAATTGCCTCCCGGTAATTTAACTGCCTTATGCTTTTTAAAATCAAATGGAATAAGCTCGCCCATTATCGTAGTCCCTTATCTACACCAAACTTAATCATACGCTCAACAACTTCGGGGCCAATGCTTTCAATCAGCTTGTCGCACTCAGCATCAGTAATAAATGACTTGCCGTGCTTTGCTTCAACGTAAGCAAACTCAGTCTTTCTTACTATGCCGCGAAGAAGGGAAAGCTCCATTGGCTTTAGTGTACTAATAAAACTCATTTGGAAGCCTTTGCTCTCATGCGGCTAATCTTTTGAGACTCTGTGTCCAGCCTGTCTTCAACTGTACGCAGCTTTTTCTCAATTGATCTGTAATGAGGGTTGGCTTGGTTCAAGCTATCACCAAGATCTGCCATCTTATTCGTGTACCAACGCAGAGACTTGTCCAGCAATGTTGCATTGGGCTTGTCCTTCATGCGTTCAATCCCGCTCTGCATAGAAATAAGCTGGCCTTCAAGCATCTTGTACTTCTTGAGCAGTGTCTTGTGCTTCTCACTCATGGTCTTACTTCCCTGTCTTGGCCTTGGCCTTCTTTTTCTTAGGCTTGGAGTAAGCCTCATTCACATCTGGTGTAGATGGATCATCCCCAGACAGCTTGCCATCGGACTTACGAGCTCGAACAGGCTCTTCACCCTCGACTAAACGCCGTGATGTAGGCGTGTGAGTCTTACCGCTGTAGGTAACACCAGCAAGAAAATGGGTGTCGCCAGTATAAAGCTCACCATCTGTTGTATAAAACGCCATTACTTACTCCCCTTCTTTACAACAGGCTTCTTAGCAACAGGCTTCTTTGCGTATTCCTTAGCCGCCTTCATACCAGCTTTGGTATAAGCAAACTTCTTTCCTTTGACATTAGGCATTTCGATACTTCCTTGTCTTCTTTGCAATTGACTTAGGCTGAGAAACAAATTGTTTGCCCTTCTTCGTGCCCTCACGCTTGGCTTTGGTAGTAGCCGCGTACTCAGCAGCGGTCAGGGACTTGATGGCTTTCTCGGGAAGATAACGCTCACCAGTTTCTTTAGAAGGTTTGCCGCTCTTAGTGCGCCACTTCTGCTTGCCCCAATCTAGTAAAGACTTCTGCGACGCTTTCATCGGTAGCCTCCACCCTTAGCCTTATACTCCTTGGCAAGCATCTGGGCCTTCCGAGCAGACCACTGTCCGGGATTACCGCCCTTGCCACCAGCCTTAATGCGCTTGAACAATGTCTTCCGCATACTCGGCTTAGTATAATTGCCAGCCTCATTAACCCTAGACTCAGCCATTCTTCTTGGTCCTCTCGTAACGAGCAAGTAAGCTCTTACCCTTCTTTCTTGCGCTGGCTTTGGAAGACGCGCCCCATGCTTGAAGGCTAAGAAGAAGACGGGTGGGCCTACCCTTGGAGTCACGCTCTGGACCCTTCATATTACCCATACGAGAAAGAAACGATCCCTTCCTGCGCATCTCAGTAGGACCAGAAGGGGCGCCCTTAACAGGAGCCTTCAACGTACCCTTCTTATAAGACGCACGGCCCTTCGCATTTAATCCACCCTTCGGGTTCTTACCTTCTTTCCTAGTCCAAGCCTCGGTCGCCATCTCAAACACCCTGTGACAAAAAAAATATTANCANCAGCATAGAGCCTTTTTTGCATATTGCTAGAGTGGGGGACCACTAGCTAGTAATACTGTCGGAGTTTTTAACCCCCTGTGCCANATNTCANGCNATCTACAACCAATTTACCTAGCCAAGATCTATTGACACCTTAATGTCACCAGCAACCTGTACCTGTGACCGGTCTATCGGCTTGTACCCAGCACGGTCCAGTAAATCCTTGCTAGCCTCTAGCTGAACGTACTCAGACTTAGCCCCCATAGCTAGCCGTCTCACTGTCCCAGCAGCCAAGGTAGCACTTAGCCCAAATTCCTCATTCATCCTTTGCATCAGATACTGTTGCACATGTGGTAGCTTCATCGTCTTGGTTGCAGTTACTCTTCCNGACTCGCCGCTACTATATCCAGCTAGCTCTGCTGCCTTAGCTATCGTACACCCGTTTGCTACAATGGTGTCAACTAACGCTGTCTGTTTCTCAGTCAGCTTTCTTGTATTCGGAACATTAGTCATCCGTACTTTCTATCCTTTATCCTCATGCTTGCCCCCCTCTCCCTCTCTCCCCCCAACACAGCACTATTTCGTCAGGCTCTGTCAATATGTGACGTAGCGTCACTAACGTAAATAGGTATCATAGTACCTCGTTTAGCTGTTGACATGCTAAACATACTATAACCCACATCGAGTATAAGTATCGCCCATTTAGATAGGCATTGCCGCCGTTCTCCTTGTCAATTCACCCAACCTCTTGCCTTGCCCTGCGTGACAAGCTCCACAAAACATTCGCAACTACTTTCCATTTGTAGCTGTTAGCTACGTGTATGTGGCTGCTCTGTGCTTAGTCCAGCCTGTGTCTGGTGAGGAAAGCAGTTGCGAACGTCAAGCCCCAGCAAGCTGGGATTTGTGGGCATGTCTCTGGGTCTGCATCAAGAGGGTTGGCCTCTTGACTAACAGGAGAACTAGGAAATGACTAACGTATC